GGTTAAACGGACTGAAGACACCTTCAGCAATCACTCCATCGGATGAGTTCGCTACGTCCTGTACACCAGCATCCTTCTGTATAAAGTACACCTTCCCTGAGTCTGTGGTGTACCCACTAGCACGGCAAGTTATGAAGTCGGTTCCATCGGTCCAATCAAAGAATACTCCGTCTGTAAACGAACCCCCATCAGCATAGGTAATCTTACCCTGCATCTGGATAGACACAGCGTCTGTGTAGGCAGGCATGTTAGCCGCAAGGACTGTTAGTGTCTCAGCAGCACGAGTGACTGTAGCAGTTGTAGTGGGTATGTAGCTGGATGGGGTTGAGCCAGCTTCTAGTTGTGCGCCCCAGAGAATAGATGTGCCATAAGTGTTTGCGACGAGTCCGACCGAATCATTAGTACGCAAAGGGTAAGCCCTCAAAGACGTGCATCCAACAGGTGTCGTGACAGTCTTAGTCACACGATACCAACCGTTACCAACGGATTCTCCATCGGATATAGTGTACTGTGTTTGGTCAACCCATGCGGAGTTTGACTGGTCGTAGAACCCGTACACATGTGCAGTTGCTGTTCCCGACTTGATGTACCAGCTAAACGAATATTGGGTCGAGGCAGACACAGTAGAAAGTTGATATGTGAAGTCGCCGTTGCTTACAAGTTCAACACTATCTGCGGTCTGAGTACCGTCAGGTGATACAGACTGATTAGTCGTCACTATTACTGATGCGGCATCAATCCAAGCAGCAGTATTCGAGAAGTCCTCAGAATACGTCACCAGATTAGTCCGAGCTTGACTTTCATGAAGGATGCCTTCGTTAACCCACTCATAGCCATCATAGATGTGGTGGCCTACACGAGGCATATAAACAGCAGCAGACGTAGTTGGGACGTAGCTGTCGCCTCTCTCTGGGTTGTCTACCATGCCGCCTAGGTCGTCACGATATAGGTGTGCGCCCCAGATCAGGACATCGCCTATGCAATCAGTGTCAATTCCATTTGATGCGTCCCGTGTGCCAATAGTACAGTTTATACTCGTTCCAGAGGCAAGACCACCTGTGAGGGTGACTAGCTGCCACGCATTAGTCAGAAGAACTTTTATTGACAGTCCAGAGTTCCAAACTACTCCGTCATTGCTTGTTACCCGTACATGAGATGCAGCCCCTGTAGATGGTGCTTTTACCCACACTGCTAGTGCCAAGTTACGTGTTGGCACAGAAAAGCCCTGCCGTAAATAAGAGCCAGTCGGAAAACTAGCCAGATTCGCGGTACTAGAGCCATCAGGCGCAGTTCCTTGGCCCGACAATGCAGAAGCAGACTCGACTTTTACCCAAGCGCCGTTAGTAAAGTCCTCACTATACGACAATAAGTTATGAGGTGCCCACTTCAACACACCATCGCTGTCTGTCATAGTGGCATTGGATGCACGGCTGTGAGTAACAGTATCAGAAAGCGCAGTCTTAAGGCCATCTACACGGTAGTACTCTTCACCAAAGTCTAAAACAAACTCAGGCTGAATAGCACCAACACCATAGCGCAAGGCTACAAACGAAGCAGTGGTATTGCGTAAGTCTCTCATAGTCTCGTGGAAGCTACCATATTCAGAAACTAGGAACGAGCGGGTACGGTCACTCAAAGCACCTGTGTGGTTCAAGTCACCTAAAGCCTTGTAGTGCATATCGTTAATGGAACCAGCATAACCTTGGCTACGGAAGTACTGGAAGTCTTCATCTGTTGTTGGGAAGAATATCATACCTTAATCCTTTGGGTTTTTCTTACCAGCACTCTTGGTACGGGCATATGATCTGTTCTTAGACTTAGCTTGTGACTTCAGGTTGCTCTTACGGTTATCCTTTGGATTACCATTCTTATGTGCAACATCCTTACCATCACCCTTCTTAGCCTTACCAGCCTTAACCATAGCCGCTCTAGCAGCATTACGTGAAGCTCTACGCTTCTTCTGTTCTGGCTTGCCTTGGTAGTTGGCATACTCTTTCTTGTAGTCCCGCTTTTTAGCTGGCATTACAGATAGCCTCCCATTTAGCTCTGAAGTTATCTACTTCAATTATAGTTTGTGGTGTATCATTACGTGATACTGTAGGGGGTTCGATGCTGCATATAGCGTCAATCCCGTAGTCCACCGTTTTTAGACAGCCGCTTAGTAGCGCTATCAAGATCAGTGTTGACATCAACTTCATCAATTGCCTCCATGTTTTTCTTGTACTCTTTCAAGCCATCGACTTGCTGTTGTTTCTTCTGGTCCCGTTGACCTGCTTTGAATACTAGCAGGATCGAGGCCCCAGCAGCCAAAGCAAGCGCCACAAGGCGTCCCAACTTTGACCCAACAAACCCTAGTAACCACATCACTTACCTCCTGCTATCTGTTTTGCATATGCATCTAACCCAAAGGCTATAGTAACGAAGGCGAAGATTGGGGTGATGAAGAGTTCTACCATCTGTACATTGCCCCAAAAGGCTAGTCCCCCAAGGAACACAAGCATCATCAATGCTAGTTCCCGCTTGAATGTCTTAGTGTTGATACTCATGTTCTATCTCCTAAAGGTCTAAGTTTGCGAATACTTTATCTACAACAACACCATCGCAGTTGTGGCGTGTTCTTACTTCTAGGTTGTCAAAAGAACCAGCCTCGTGTACCTCTATTGCAAGGTACTGGCTTCCTGCTGCCCTGTCGTAGTCATCTGGAGTACCATCCACACCAGACCACTTGAGCCTGATAGGGATACCAGTTGCATCACCAAAGACCTCAAGACGAACAAAGGTGCACTCATTCTTAACGAAGGTTGCCTCTATAGTTACGTTGTCTCCAGATTTAGTTACTGCAAGAACCTTAACGTCACTGTATGGTTGTGGCAGTGGCTCTGGTACAAACAAGTACACCAAGAGGGATGCAAATATCCCAGATGCAATACCTAACACATAGTTATTATTAAGCACCACCAAGTCCCCCTTTAATGATCCAGCTAACAAAGGCAGCAATAAAGCCACCACCAATGATAAACAGTATCTTGCCAAGGTTCCCATTAAGGCTATCTTGTGAAGCCTTGATGTGTGAGAGGTCACTGCGCATCTCTACGATAGACTTCTCTAATTTGTGGTGCTCATCAACGTACCTAGATTGAGTAGCTCGTATTTCTGCAACTTCTTTTGCTAGGTCAGCCATCTCCTTTTCGAGATACCTTAATTCGGGGGAGGTCATGACAGAAACAAGTCCTTCTCAAGTTGACGGCGTTTAGTAAGCCCACGGAGAACCTTACCCTTCTGCTTATCCCAACGAAGAAGTTCATTGGCAGCACCGTTATAGTCTTTTTTATTTAGTTTTTTTAGCAAGGTAGACTTGCGGAATGCTGTGCCACCAACATTATAGATGAAGGAGGATAGAGCATCATATTGGTTTTGGTTTAGTGGTACTTGGACATACGTGTCGATTGCAGTCTCCACCCAAGCAAGGTCGTGCAGTAGTAGTGCATCAGCACCCGCTAGTGTAATGACCATACCCTTCTCAGCAGTCTTAGTGTGACCATAGCCGATTGTATAGACATCGTTGGGTGTTGGTAGATATGCCTTTAGGCGTAGGCCCTCAGACTCTTTGATTAGCTCTACGTTCTTAATGCCCGTAGGAGTCCCAGAGAGGCCCTGTGAGGCCCCTCCGTTCTTTTTAGTAGTGGATGTAGCTAAACCACTAAGGATGCTCTGTAGGAGGCTTAGAATAGCTTGGATAAACTTTTCCATTAGTCATCAGCCTCATCACGCATCTCATACAAGTCAGCTAGAAGCTCTTGACGCGCAGGTGTGCGTGGGAGAGCCTTAGTCTCTTTGATTAACTTAGTTACGTCAGAAGCCTTAACCTTACCACCACTATCAACAGTCTTAATTAGAGCATTGATTTTCTTAGTTGTGGCAGAACCTTCACCATGCACTGCGGAAGCATTACTTGCGAGAGAGAGTAGGTTCTCAGAGACCTCACTACTAACTGGTGCTAGGTCTTGAGTTGCAGCAGATGCCTTAAACGCTTCACCACCAGTACGATCAGTACGAAGGTTCTCACCCTCACCTGTTGGTGTCTGTACAAATGCACCAGCTCCAGAAGCAGGGGCTGAAGGTTGTACACCAAGGCTGGTAGTAGCTTCTGGTGCTACATCACTAGGTGTTGCAGGTGGTGTAGTTTGAGTGGAGTTAGTTGGTCGTCCACCACCACCATTGTTCCACTTGTTAATCCAAAGGTCAGCAAACTCACCAGCAGTCATATCTAAGCTACCACCGTTAAGGGTAATAGCGTCATCTGACAGAAGTGTGTTCACAGGACGATCAGGGTCACTTAGGAGCCTAGCAGCACCAGCACCACCTTGTTGGTGAGCTAGATAAAGTTCAGCGCCTGTTGGTTCACGTCCGAGTACCTTACGGAGTCTAGCAGCGTTCTGTTTAGCAAACTTAGCAGCGCCTACAGTTGACTGTTCTGGATTGAACCTATCAGTTACACCAAACTCTTTAGCGTTAGCGTCGATCTGTTGGAATAGACCACCAGCGCTGGAGTTAGGGTTCTTAGCAGCAGGGTTGCCACCAGATTCGATCTGAGCAGTACGCTCAAGGAATCCTTCAGGTAAGCCATACTCTTGCTCAATGCTACCAAAGTCTACACCAACAGCCTCAGCGATACGTCCGTTAGATGTTGTAGCCTCACCATTACTTAGTGCAGCCATTGTCTCAGCAGCGATTGCTTCATCTTCAGCATCTACAAGGTTGAAGTCGGCTGTAGTAAGGTCACGCACCTGAGAGCCAATGTTACCAAGGTTCTTAAGAGCATTAAACTTATAGACTGCATCACCAAGAACATCAACATTCTTTTCATCTATCTCAAGGTTCATAGCTGTTGGTTTCTCAGCAAGATAAGCATCACGGTTTGCTTCAATACCAGCTACACCAGCAGGGTCTTTTTCCTTAGAGGTAGCTATAGCAGCCTCGAATGCTGCCATCTTCTGTGTGTGTGTTGGTCCACCATGTACGAGCACAATGTTACCTTGGTCCATAGTAGGGACAAAACCCTGCTTTGAAGCCTCAGTTCTAAGCATCTCCGTGTTTACACTTAAGTCACCAGTTAGGTTCTTAATCATAGTATCTTCAAAGTTAGGTTCATGCTTTGCAGCTAGTGCATAGGCTTGTCCTTGGCTCTCAACGTTCTGCTGATACCAATTCCTACCAAGCACTAATGGTGTGTCACCAGCCTCAACTTGAGCTACAGTAAATGCAGCCATAGTGGCAGTAGCAAAACCAACGGACCTCTGAGTCTCTGGGACTTCAGCATATACTTCACCAGCAGATGATGTACCACCCCAGACTTTAGCAAGCTCAGAGAAACCTGCGAATGAACGGTCACGCTCTTGCTTAGATAGGTTCTTAGCGGCCTGTATTGCACCGTCAAAGT